CTTTTGCTTCTGTTTCGGTAATGTTATTAACATCTGCAATAAGGGCTTTCTCATCAGGCTCAAGTGATGGAAGATAGAAACCATACCCAACAGATTTGTTCTTTCCATCTGGATAAGGGTTGGCTCTAAAATCTTCCTGCACTTGAATAAGATTAGCAGCCTTAAGCTGTACATTATCACCTTGAACTGTGTTAATGTCTACTTGTTTATCGCTAAAAGTTCTATCAGATGTTTCACTAGGTTGTTGTACAGATTCTGGCATAGATATAGTTTCAATACTCTCAGTAATTATGTTATCTATATTTTCTGCGGTTATATTATCCAGTTCAGAAGCTTCCGCTTCAAAACCTAGCATATCTAATAGACTGTCTATTATACCCTTAGAAGCTTCGTCAGCTATCTCAGGTTCAATGCCTTTGTTCTGCATAGCTATTCTAGCCCTACCTAACAATTCATTTCTCTGCTGTTCTATAAAATCACGTACACCAGTTTCAGCAGTACGTCTGTCAGCACCAGCACCATATAAACGAGTTACCTCTTCAATCTGAGTAATCTCAGGAGCAAAGACTTCTTCAGGTTGAGATGTGTCAATATCAAACACTGTGTCAACAGCTGCACCTCTACCATCTAATTCGTCTTTACCTGTCAGTTCATCAGTCAGTTGGCCTTTAGCGGCTGTAACATAACTATTTTTTAGTTGCTGTAGTTTACCCTTACTATAGCTATTCAAGTTAATGCTAGTTAGTGTGTATGACTGAGTACCATCCTTTGTCCTTGCTACTACATAAACTTGGTTTGGATTGTCAGTAGCAGCCAAAGTTAGTTCAAAGTTTGCTTGGTCTGTATATACACTGACAGGGAAGTTACCTGCTGCACGTTCTTCTACAAGCTGACTTTTGCTGGCTACCTCGCCATTACTCATAACGTATCTAGGTTCAATACCAAGTTCACTATGGATAGCAGTGACCAATTCACTGTCACTCATAATCTGAGCCATACCATCCTGAATATCGGACATAGCAGCTTTGGCTTGCTTAGAGTTAGCAGGTACTTTAATCATAAAGTGTTTACCACTAGGCATCTCAACAGTTTGGTAGTTAGCACTAACTTTCTTTACTGCTTCTTGTATAGCCTGTTCGTCAGAAAGCTTTGGGTTTACTTGTTGAAGTATGCCAGCTACTCTCTGTACGTCAGGTAACATAACGCCTAAGTTTTCTGCTTCATCTTTGTTGGTAAAGTTGAACACACCAAATGTCCAATCAGCACCATCAAGAGCATCAGCTAAAGTATCCCCATCAACATCCATAGTTTTATTAGGGTCAATGGTTGTGCCTTGAACAAAACCAACAGCATCAGCTACGTCCATTATACCATTATCTACTAGGCTTTGTACAGCTAAAAAGTTATCATACTTATCACCTAGTTTAGTTTCTAGGTTACCACTATATTTTGAAAAAGTATCTAACTCTCTGTAAGAACTTTCCAGCTTACCTGCTACATCAGGGTCTGTTACATCTTTACTAGCAAGGCGTCTGTAGTCCAAAGCACCTTTAGCCACCTTAAACGGTGTCTGATTAGTAGCTGCATAGAAGTCAAAGAATTTACGATTAAGAGGTTCTATCTCATTCTGATTTATTGTAGCAATCCTTGCAGTTTTTGTAGCTTCGTCTAAGTTAGGGTCTTCTACAATAGCCTGTATCTTTTGCATGGATTGTGTAATTCTTAATCCGTACTCAACATCTACAGAGGTAGATATGTCCTGAGTACTAGGTGTAAAAGATACACCATCAACCTCAATCTCTTTGTCAATAGAGATAAGACTTGTATCATCTGTATCAAAATAATTTGCAGCAGCCTGAGTATTATAGTTACCTATCACTAGGTTACGTTTTTCAGTCGCAGACATCTTAAGACTATCTGCTCTGCGTTCCCTAATAGCAGCGGCCTTGTCTGCAAACTTAGAGTTATTAAGTTGGTTACCTGATAATTTAGAATCAGACAACCATGCAATTAATGGACTGTTCGGTCTGTTAATACTATCGTCATAAGCCTTGTTAATTAAAGACTCATTTAACATATCCCAAGAAATATCTGGGTTTGCTGCCTTAAACTTTGTTACATACTCATGTACTTTTTGTTTACCAACGTCTAAGTCTATACCACCCTCAACAGCATGAAGGGCGTTTACGTTAAAGATAGACTGAGACAGGTCATTAAGCTGTCCATTCTGTTCATATTCAAGCTTACCTATAGACCAAACGTCATTTATAAACGCACTATGGCCTGTCATAATCTCAGTTTCTAACTGAGTAATTAGTGTCTCATCAACACCAGCTTCACGTAATTGACCTAAGTAATTGTTTGTATATTCGTCACGTTCTGCAACAACTTGTTGTTTAGACTTTGCATGAGATGCGTCAGGGTTCTTAGTATATTCAAGAAACAGGTTACCTAAAAGTTCATCCTTCTTTCGGGACAACTGCGCTTCTTTGTTACGCTGTATACCGTTTGCTATTTCTCTTTCTTTTTTAAGTCTATCTAGTTTTGTTTGTTCAGCCTGAACTTCAAGGGCAGGTGTAATAGCAGTCAGAAACTGAGACAGTTCGCTGGGTGCTTGGTCTTGTACTGTAGGTTTAATATACGTTTCTACAGGTGTAGATACTGGCGTAAGATTAGCCTGACTAGGTGCAGCAAACTGCTGTATTTGTGGTCTTCGTGCCATAATTACCTCTTAAAAGTCTAAATCTAATGCGCCAAAGTTTTGTGTACCTATAGGTGTTACAGGTGGTAAGTTTAATGAACCACTAACTTTAGCCGTAGCTATCGGCTGTCCTGTAAATAAATTTTTACCTGTTATATCAGCTTCAGCAGCATAAGCACTAGCCGCACCACCTATAGCAGATGCAAGAAGACTTGGTTTTTGTCCTCTTGGAAAGCTGTCTATACGTGCTTGCATCTCTGTATTTATACCAATACGTTCATCGTCCAACTGTGCAAGTACAGCATCTAAGTTAGATGTTATAACATCCTTTGCACGTAACTCACGAGCCTGTACGTCAGCTATTTTTAATTGTTCTGTCTGACCTTCTAGTCCAGAGTCTACAGCTTTGCGTGACTCAGCCTCATGTAATGCTGCTAATTCTAGTTCAAACTTTTTACCAGCAGCAGCTTCAGCTTCTTGTATAGCACGTCTATTTAGTGCTTGTACTTTGAAATCCCTAGCCTGTGCCGCACGTTGCCAATTTTGCATAGCAGCAGCTTCTTGTCGTTTGTATTGATTATTAGCATCAATAAAACCTAGAACGCTTTTACCAATCGTTAAGGCGGTATATGGGTCAACCATTATCTATCCTCACAAATTCTAAGAAGGGCTTGTTGCCTACCCCCCAAGTGTCATGTCTTTTTATAAATGTGAAACCCACAAACTTTAACCAGTTAATAGCTAGTTCATACTCCGCATCTACAGCGTTTGTTAGTATGGGGTATTTTTTATTTATATCATTTACCCATTTGCGTGACCCACGTAGAAACGGTAGCCACACCTTTTGTATAGCAGGGGTAGTAAGTAACCAAGCCACACCAGTCATGTCGTCCTGTCTACCTACTCCATACATCCCTGCTATCTCGTTTGTATCTGTTACAACAATAGTCCAGCACTCATCAGATTCGTCAAAGCCAACCTGTAGTGCTTCTTTAGTACTGCCATGTGAGGCAACCACTTCACGTGCATCTTCATGTCGTAAGTTGTCTGCAAGAAAATCTACATCTTCCTGCGTACTTGCTCTCACATGACCTTTCATTACATTCTCCTTGAACGTAGTACAAAGAAGCCTTCCCACTCTGCTGATTGGAATTTACATGGCAGGTGGCTGTCGCTCTTTAGAGTTATCTTAGTATCTGCATGACCAATTACGCCAAACCTATACGTGCCACTATCAATAGCAGCCTTGTTTAGAATGTTAGCAGCACCACCTACGATACGTCCAGTAAAGGTACGAGTGTAGGTACTACGTCTAGCTGGTTCAATATCTACTGTAAAGAAACCAGTATCATCATATACTACAGCATAGTTACGTATGTGAAGTGTGCCTGTTGTAATTGGATTGTTATTCTGTTTAACCACTGGCTCTGAGAACTGGTACTTAAACGTAAATGGAATACCAGCAAAGACTACCTCACCATCAGCCAGCTTACCTGCTACAGCAGATAGGGCTATGATAGAACCTGTTTGGTCAATATAGATTGTACTACTATCTGTATATGGTACAGTAGTTAATCCACTTGTCTCAAGTTTTACACGTCTATCTAAGTGTATTGAAAACTTACCATCAGTGTACTCAGTAGCTTCATCTACAGATAAGTTCATACGTTCTAAGAATAGGTTTGTGCCACGTTTAACAAGCAGATAGATGTCAGCACGATTGAATGACATGCCTATAACATCAGCACCAAAGGTAAACTTAGACCATGATGCCTGTAGTTTTTCCCTACCTTGCCAGTAATACCTATAAACATAGACACTTTCTGGGTCAGCATCAGTGCGGATACAAATCATATCCTCATTAGAGGATGCTTGTATATCTATAACCTCACCATCAAGATACTCAGGAACGTGTGCAGTAATCTCAGTAGCGTCATTAGTATCAGTATCAGTGTCTACAAAGTATTCCCACATACCTGACCACGCACCACGCTTAGAAGCAAAGTACACAAACTTACCAGCCTGTGATGGCTTGGCTCTCAGTGATGCTTCAAACTCTGTAGTGTTAGCTACGTTAATAGTCTCAGGTGTAAGTACAGGGTCACCTGTCACCTTAAACTGTGTTAGGTCTGAGAATAGTAACAGGCTCTCATTGAATGGCACAGCGTGTTTTAGAATACTAACTTTGTTGGATGACACAGCCACATCAATGGGGTCACTATCAACAATAGTTAGTGCTGACTTCTTGAAGAAATCAAACTCTTCAAACTCACCAGAGCGAGAGAAGATTACATTCTCATCAGCTAACAAGCCTAGTCTGTTACGATGAAAGAAGATGTCAGATAACGTGTAGTCAATAAAGGAAGGAAATGGATTAGTGTTGTCATCACCAATATCTCTGTCTGCATAAGTAACTTCATCAAATGTAAAGTTAGCACTAGCATCCTTTACCAACTTATGTGGCATGGTACTAGCATCTATATCAATAATTGCTGAAGGCTCTACAGTCTCCTTCCAGACACCATCGTTAAATTTAACATAATAATCATCTTGTGCTTTCTGATTATCACCTGATACCTTAATAACAAAGTCATTAGCTGCTTCTATAGGAAGCTTCTTAAAGTCAGGTGTCTCATCCTTGAATACAAGCAAGTGGTCACCACCATGTGAGTCACCTACTTCTACTATAAAGTCAGTACTATCAGTTGATTGAATGTGTAAAGTAGAGCCATAACGTGTAATTGTAAGACCTAATACAGAACCACTGTTAGTTATATTATCGTAGTAAGTTGTATTTACAGAGCCTAAACCATGAAAAGTATCTAGGTTCTGGGCAATCAGGTCAGTAGATGCACCACGCTCTGCGTTCTGTGTGAGTGTTGTACTGGACTGTGTAGAAGACTTAGTAGCAAATTCTACTGTACCTGTACTAGCACCCTTAGTTAATTTAAGTCTGTATGTAGAAGAATAGTCAGCCTGTTTGACATACACTAGTGCTTCTGGATTACGAACAGGTGCAGTAGTTGTACCTTTAGCAACTGTAATATTCTTGTTTACAATGAATGTACTATCAGCAATAGAAACGGCTGAAAGTTCTTGGCTGGGGTCAGTCAATCCTGATAGATAAGAAGGAGCGTTGTTAGTCACAGTACGTGATGTACCATCCTTATCAAATACACGAATAGTACCAGCAGTGTCAATCACCATTGAGTAAAACTCATTCTCATCCCTACGAATAGTGTGGATAAAAGCTTTATCAAGATTAGATATAGTACCCAAGTCAGCAATGTGCTGTGTACTAGGACGCTTCTGCAAACCTGTTACAACACTAGAGATAGCATTTTCCTGTATCTCAGCCTGTGTACTTAAACGTAATGAAGGGGGCTGTTGAGATACCCCATTGATGAGGTTAGGTATTGATTGACTGATAAGTGCCATTAGAATGTTCTCCTACCCTGCCTATCAATCACGCCATATACATCGTAGTTATCAAAGATATTGTGGTCATCAGCAGCTTTATCAAACTCTTTAAGTTCAATCAAAGCCATCTGTTCATCACGCTCTTGAAAATCGTGTAATGTGTTTGAGCCAACAATTCTGTCTTGGAATATACGTGTAGCACGTAGAGTAATATATCTCTTGGCTGGCTCTGGCAGGTCATCAAAGTCTAGCTGTACTACTACATCAAGAGCAACATTAGCCCCTATATTAAATGTGTGGTTTTTTCTATCATACATCTTAAGGCCACGCTGAATAAGGTCTTTACTATCTACCTTTAGCGTAGCGTCTGCACGTAGGATATCAGCAC